CTTGCCGCGCGGGTCTATCCAGAACAGGTGCAACGGCGATACCCGATCGACCATTCCGACGACTTCGGTATCGTCTGGCTCAAGGACGAGACGTTCGAATTTCGCGGCGACAAGCATCGCAAGCTCCTCGAGCAGCTGTTCGACGCCCATTGGGCGGGGAAACCAGTGCTGCGTGTCATCGTGGCACTCGCGGAGGCCGGGTTCTCGGACAAGACGAACAGCCTGTCGAAAGCGTTCAGCGGGCGAGACGACTGGCAGAAGTTCATCCGACAATCTGAAGGGAATTGCTGGATCGAGGTCTGATCCAAACCATTGGATTTTATGAATAAGGCCGTCCGGAAGGGCGGCCTTTTCGCATTTCCGGGGCACCTACCGTTTCCCCTACCGCTGCCCTTCCGAAGCCCTACCAGCCCCTCTGCGATCTTCACTCCCGCAGGTTTTCGCACAAACCCGAAGGAGGTTCAGATGGCGCTCAGGCACCTGTCGCAGATCGAGCTGGCAGCTCGCTGGAACATTTCCCACCGCACGCTGGAGCGTTGGCGGTGGACGGGCGAAGGCCCGAAATTCATCAAACTCGGTGGTCGGGTCATCTACCGCCTCGAGGACGTCGAGGCCTTCGAGGCCGAACAGGTCCGCGGGTCGGAAGCCGAGCCTCAGCGCCCGATGTCGGCGTGAGGGAGGTGGAGACGATGATCCCCAACCGCCTCACGCTCGACGACCTGCGCACCTTGCAGATCCGCGAAATCGCGGCGTTGTCGGCCGAACAGCTCGCGTCGTTGCATGACGAAGCCGCCGGGCAGCTGCGTGCCGCGAAAACCCTCTGCGACTGGCTCGATGGGGCCATCGCTCTGAAATACGGCGACCGGGCGACGGAAGCGCGCCGGGCCGAGGGTAAGGATACCGGCACGATCCGCTTCGAGGACGGCACGGTGACCGTCATCGCCGACCTGCCCAAGCGCGTCGATTGGGACCAGACGAAGCTCGCGGCGCTCGTCGAGCGCATCAAGGCTGATGGCGGGGATCCCGCCGAATACGTCGACATCTCCTTCGATGTTGCCGAGCGCAAGTATTCCGCTTGGCCCGCGCATATCCGCACGGCCTTCGAGGGCGCGCGCACGGTTCGGACCGGCAAGCCGCGCTTCCGCTTCTCCCTGAACGATGAGGTGACGAAATGACCGCCCCGCACAAGCTGGGCCAGCTGCGTGAGCGCCATTACGGCCTCGACAAGCTGCCCGAAACCGTCCGGATCCCCGCCCTTGGCAACCGTCGCAATGAAACCGTCAAGCCGGTCGAGACCGCGACGGTCGACGATCTGGCCTTCGCTCTCCTCGGCCTGAACGAGCGGGCATCCGCGCTCTATCGCGAGATCGACGCGCTGCGCACTGTTCACGACGAGGCGCGCAAGGCCGGTGCGCTCGGCTCGGACATCGCGATCGACGCGCTGATCGCCGAGACGGGAGGGAAGTGATGGCCCTTCCCATTATCGGCGCCGATGAGCGCCTCGCGCAGCGCAAGGGGATCAAGGGTGTCATCTTCGGTCGGTCGGGCATCGGCAAGACGTCGCTGCTCTGGACGCTGAACGCCTCGACCACACTCTTCCTCGACCTCGAGGCCGGCGATCTCGCGGTCGAGGGGCTGGAGATCGACACGCTGCGGCCCCGCACCTGGAAGGAATGCCGCGATTTCGCGGTGTTCATCGGCGGACCGAACCCGGCGTTGCGCGAGGACCAACCCTACAGCCAGGCGCATTTCGACGAGGTCTGCGGCCGCTACGGCGATCCGGCGGTGATCGGGAAGTACGAGACCGTCTTCATCGACTCGATCACCGTGGCGGGGCGGCTCTGCTTCCAGTGGTGCCGCGGCCAGCCCGAGGCCACGTCGGAGAAGACCGGCAAGCCCGATATCCGCGGCGCCTACGGTCTGCACGGCCGCGAGATGATCGGCTGGCTGACCCATCTGCAGCACACGCGCGGCAAGCATGTCTGGTTCGTCGGCATCCTCGACGAGAAGCTCGACGACTTCAACCGCAAGGTCTTCCAGCCGCAGATCGACGGATCGAAGACCGGACTCGAGCTGCCGGGGATCGTCGATCAGGTCATCACCATGGCCGACATCGCCGATGCGAACGGCCAGCCGCAGCGCGCCTTCGTCTGCCAGACGCTGAACCCCTGGCTCTATCCGGCCAAGGATCGCTCGGGTCGCCTCGATATGATCGAGGCACCGCATCTCGGCCGCCTCATGGAGAAGATCCAGCGCCCCGCGCGCCCGGCGTCCGAGCGCCTGTCCTGGCCGCCGTTGATCCCGGCCGATCCCGCAGCCGAGGCGGCATCCCACGCTCAATCCACCCTCCAGAACTGAAAGGAGCCGCGCAATGTCCGGACCCTGGAACGACTTCAACTCCGCGCAATCGAACACCAACGTCATCCCGAAAGGCACGCTCGCCAAGGTGCGCTTGACGCTGCGTCCCGGCGGCTTCGACGATCCCTCGCAGGGCTGGACCGGTGGCTGGGCGCGCCGGGCGGCTACCGGCGCCGTCTATCTCGACGCCGAATACACGGTGCTCGAAGGGCCCTATGCCCGGCGCAAGATCTGGTCGCTGATCGGCCTCTACAGCCCGAAGGGTCCGGACTGGGCGAACATGGGTCGCGGGCTGATCCGCGGGATCCTCAACTCGGCGCGCGGCGTGTCCGACAAGGACAACTCGCCCGAGGCGCAGGCCCGCCGCCGCATCAACGGGTTCGGCGATCTCGACGGGATCGAGTTCGTCGCCCGCATCGACATCGGCACCGACACCAACGGCGAGGACAAGAACGAGATCCGCGCCGCGGTCACCCCCGACCATCGCGACTACGCCGCGCTGATGGGCGCGGTCGCGCCGCAGCTCGCGGCCGCCCCCGCGCAGGGCCTCGCCCCGCAGCAGCCCGCGACGTCCTCCCAGCCCGGCCAGCCCGCTTCCGCCCCCGGCGTCGCCGGTCGGCCGAGCTGGGCGCAGTGAGGAGACCGGCCATGCGCCTGCGCCCCCGCCAGAAGACCTTCGTCGAGCGCAGCGTGGCTGCGCTCGCCTCCCGCGGCAACACGCTGGGTGTGGCGCCCACCGGCGCCGGCAAGACCATCATGCTCTCGGCGGTCACCGGCGAGATGATCGGCGACGGGGCCAAGGCCTGCGTGCTGGCGCATCGCGATGAGCTGACGGCGCAGAACCGCGCCAAGTTCCAGCGCGTGGTGCCGGGCGTCGCCACCTCTGTGATCGATGCGACGGAAAAGTCCTGGGGCGGCCAGGTCGCCTTCGCCATGGTGCCGACGCTGGCGCGGGCCTCGAACCTCGCCGACATGCCGCGCCTCGACCTGCTGGTCGTCGACGAGGCACATCACGCGGTGGCCGACAGCTATCGCCGTATCATCGACCGGGCGCGCGAGACCAATCCCGATGCCCGGATCTTCGGGGTCACGGCGACGCCGAACCGGGGCGACCGGAAGGGGCTGCGCGAGGTCTTCGACAATGTCGCCGATCAGGTGCGTTTGGGCGAACTGATAGCCTCGGGCCATCTGGTGCCGCCGCGCACCTTCGTCATTGATGTCGGCGTGCAGGACGAGTTGCGCTCCGTCCGCAAGACGATGTCGGACTTCGACATGGCCGAGGTGGCGGGCATCATGGACCGCGCCCCCGTCACGGATGGGGTGATCCGGCACTGGAAGGAGAAGGCGGGCGACCGGCAGACCGTGGTGTTCTGTTCCACCGTCGCCCACGCCGAACACGTCAGCGAGGCGTTCCGGGCGGCAGGCGTTTCCGCCGCGCTGGTCCACGGCGATCTGACGGCCGAGACCCGCAAGGCGATCCTCGCCGATTATGCGGCGGGCGACATCCGCGTCGTCGTCAACGTGGCCGTGCTGACCGAGGGCTGGGATCACCCGCCCACCTCCTGCGTCGTGCTGCTGCGCCCCAGCTCCTACAAGTCCACCATGATCCAGATGGTCGGGCGCGGCCTGCGCACCGTCGATCCCGAGGAACATCCCGGCATCGTCAAGACGGACTGCATCGTACTGGACTTCGGCACCTCCAGCCTGATCCACGGCACGCTGGAACAGGATGTCGATCTCGACGGCAAGATCGCATTGGGCGAAGCACCGACGAAGACCTGTCCTGCCTGTGAGGCGGAGATTCCGCTGGCCGTCACCGAATGCCCGCTCTGCGGCGAGGCGTTCCCGCGCGAAGATCCTGGCGCGGGCGAAGGTGGTGGCACCGCGCCGCTCTCCGGCTTCATGATGACCGAGATCGATCTCCTGAAGCGGTCCAGCTTCGCATGGGTCGATCTCTTCGGCACGGACGATGCGCTGATGGCCACCGGCTTCACGGCCTGGGGCGGCATCTTCTGGTTGGACGGGGTCTGGTACGCGATCGGCGGGGCGAAGGGGGAACGCCCGCGACTGCTGGGCGTGGGCGAGCGCACAGTCTGCCTCGCGCAGGCGGACGACTGGCTCAACACCCACGAGAGCGACGAGAGCGCCTTCAAGACCCGCTCCTGGCTGCGTCAGCCGCCGACGGAAAAGCAGCTGCAATACCTGCCGCCCGAGTGCCGGCACGACTTCGGCCTGACGCGCTATCGCGCCTCGGCGCTGATGACCTTCGGCTTCAACAAACGCGCCGTCCGCCAGTTGATCGACGCGGCGGCCGCTCCCGAACGGAGGGCGGCATGATCCATGACCCCTTTCACTACCATCACGGCCGCGGACCGGCGGCGACTCTGGCATCCGCGTGGGACGCTCTGTGCCGTCTGCCGGCAACCCAGCCATGGTTTTGGCTGGTCCGATCCGTTCCGGTCGAAGCAGCCCCGGCCCTCGGTCTGGTTCTGCTCGATGTCCTGCCAGGGTTTCTGGACGCGCTTGGCGCGGCGGCGTGTCGCCATGGTTGACCTGACCGAGGAGGAACGTGCCGCCATCACCGCCACGATGAAACGTGTGGCGCTGCTGATGGACGAGATCGGCTGGGCGACCCCGCTCGCCGATCTGACCGAGGCGCAGGTGCGCGCGCTGATCGAGGAGGCTGTCGAGGGCTTTCGCGAG